AATAGAAGGTAAATCCTTAGACATTTTATTAGTAACTTTTGTACTTCGGGATTTCTCTCCCGATATTATTTAGGATCTTCCTTCAGTCCATCCTTCAACATTTTTGCAAGGTCTGCAGTCGATCCAACAAACAAAGCATTATTGACTGTAGATGGTCCCTTGACTTTTTCTTCTGCTTCAACGTCCTTCAGTTTCTTTTGCAGATCCAATAACTTGTCTGTCGCATCAGCAACGTTTTTAATCAATTGACCAGCAACTTCATATGCTCTTGGCATCTCACTTTCTTGAGCAAGTTCAAGGACACCGTTGAGAGCCTCTTGTCCCTTTTCTATGATAGAGTAAAGATTACCTCTGGTATATTCGTAATCTTTTTTTATATCATCTACGCCTTCTTTTACTTTTTGAATTTTACTTTCAACAACCTCTGGTTTGATAACCTCACCAGAGGTATTGAATGTGTCATTTAGATCGTCAAAGTTTTTTGTCATTTTCATCAGAACGAACCATCAAATCCAAAGTCATCGCCTACTTCAATAAGCGCATTATCAGCAGCAGTAATTTCGTGAATCTCAGTTCCTGCAACATGAGTTGAAATAGTTGTTTTATCCTCTCCACGTCTAACAGTAATGTTGTTACCACTGATAGACTTCAAGAACATCTGCTCACCATCAATATTAATATAAGTGTTAGCGGTTAACGTACTTCCGTCAGCGACTTCAAAAGTTTTTGCTGTTTTGTTGATATCTGCCGCGAGAGTGGTAGCAGCATCTCCAGTATAATTTTTGGTTGCTCTTGGTGTTGCAGTATAAGTAATCTCTCTTGTGGCGTTGGAAGTATCTGTTCCAGTGAGGTAACTGATAGAAGCTCTCTTGATGATATCCTTGGTTGCAGTGCTTGCAGGACCAAACAGATATGTTTTTGCAGTGAATCTTAGAGTATAAAGAAGAACTCTTCTAGAGGTGAAATCTCCTTCATAATCATCTTGCATGGTGATATTTTCTAATATCACAGGAATATCTTTTTTCTCTTGAATTGACTCTACTAATTCAACGGTAAGATTATATGCTGGTTGAAAGTATGGTAAAATCTGTTCAATAATTTGAAGAGCATCATCATTCAATTTTGACATGATTGATAACTCAAATTGCATATTATAAGGAACAGGCATATACTGTTTCTTCACAATAGATCCGTCATCAGGATCTTTTACAGTGAAGTTCTGTACTGTAGAAACCTTACGTGAAGGATCGTATGTCAATCCAGTAAACTCAAAAGACATCCTTGGCAAAGTAATTGCAAAGGGTTTGTTGAGATCTGGTGACTGGTTTATTCTTGCCAAAAACTTTTGTGTAGGACCATATGCCAAAGGAATCTTTACAACGCTAACAACGTTATCCGAAGAATCTTCGTGCTTAATCGAAATATTGTTAAAGAGAGTGCCAAAAGATATGATGGTCCTCCTCAAAACTTCGTTGTAAAAATACTCAAACATTTTTAAGTCCTACAATATCTTTATATTAAGATATTTTTATTTAGGGAATACCGAATGGGTTCCTCTCACTAAAGTCAATAATCGCATCAGCTTCAGTTTCGATGTTAAGATTATCAGCGAATCCATCATCTGCTGGGTTTGAATCAACAACTCTAAGATCGTAAGATGCGCCAGATGTAGCTCCTGTGATTGTCTCTCCTCTGGTGAACTCTCCAGTTACAGTGCCAACCTCAAGTTCATTTGTTTCAGAATTCCAAACTCTAACTCTTGCTGTGGTTCCACTAGAGGATCCAGTTACAATTTCATTAAACAAGAATGTTCCAGATCCAGTGCTTTCTGGTGCTGACATGGTAACCTCTGGTGCTATCACATAACCAAATCCAGTGTCTGTAATATTGATATTTGATACTGTGCCAGCCGCACTTACTGTTGCGATACCAGTTGCTGTAGATATACCTGGGAAGTCTATGTAATTCTTCTCAGACACTTCGTTAGAAATTGTGACTGTTGGTGGAGTCAAATAACCACCACCACCAAATGTAACTGCAATACCAGTGACAACACCACAATTTGCTCTACCAAATTCAAATACGGATGTTGCAATACCAACGTTTGTGGCAGAGGCAGACATAGTTAATGTTCCAGATCCAATAGAAGAAACAAAAGTTTCTGCAGGGATAAAGTTATAGGCATCACTATATCCAACACCAAGTCTTACCCTATCTCCAACAATAATATTTGTCGTGGTAATACCAGTGATGATGGTAGATCCAATACCAACGGTTCCCTCAGTCTTGATAGAGGTTGATCTAATGGTTGCAACTCCAAGTGCTCTAAACTGTTCATCTGCTCCTCCAGGACCAGCAATAGTAACTGTTGGTGCAGTAAGATAACCAAATCCACTATTACCTATACTAATTGTGCTAACCGTTCCAGCAGCAGAAACAGTGACAGTGGCTGTTGCTTGAACTGGTGACGGATTGCCACTAAAGGATATTGTTGGAGTAACAGTGTATCCCAAACCAATCGTCGCTCCTGTTCCTGTTGCCCAAGAATCAGAAATATTAAACGAAACTGCTGTTACTATACCAGTGACAGAATCAATAGTTGCAATACCAACTGCAGTCTCAAGAGGAGTCACTGTTCCTATTCCAGTTCCTATCGTGACTGTAGGTGCCGTAGTGTAAGCTCTACCAGTTGTTGAGAACGCAACAGAACTTGCATCTATACTACTTCCAGCAAGTCCAACTGTTGCTACAGCAACGCTTGTTCCTGGATGCGTAATAGTTACTGTTGGAGCACTAGTGTAGAATCTACCACCAGTTGTCAGTCCAAGCGTAGCAACTGTGCCACCAGTTTGTGAAATATCGTCTAAAGTTGCAGTTGCTTCAGCAGCGTTTCCAGATCCTGTTGGTAGTGAGAATGTAACTGTTGGTGCAGTAGCATAGAATACACCACCAGTTGTCCCTCCTGGGAATAAGAAAGAAGATGCTCCCACACTAATCGGAGCAGAAGTAATACTGACTCCAGTGCTAACCAGAGGAGAATCTAAGATAGCGGTAGCAGCTGCTCCAACATGTTTGGGAGCACTAAATGTAACTGTTGGTGCTGTTGTATATCCAGATCCTCCTGCACTTATGGTTACGATACCAACAGCACCAGTTGTCGCTAATCCGACAGTTGCTGCTGCACCAGTTCCTGTGCTTGATACAAATTTAACTCCTGGAGCCTTTTCGTAACCAGCACCAGCATTCAATAATTGAACTTGTTGAACTGATTGTAAACTTGGATTTGAATTTAAATTGCATACATTTATACCACCAATCATCACAGCACTGGCAATACCAGTTATTCCCCCTGATGGTGCCGAAGATATTGCAACTCTAGGTGGAGTAGCGTATCCACCTCCTCTATTTGTTACCCTAATGAATCTAATAGCACCATTAACAAGTCCAGAAACGGCAGTTGTTGTTACTGCAGAACCAACCAAAGTAAGTGTTTGCGTTGGCCCTTGAATAGTGTTTATACCATCGTCAGTTGTTCCGTCAGCATTTTCTCCGATGAGATTATTGTCAATATCATCAATACCAGTTGCGATAACTTCGTCTTCCAGACGGAAGAGTTCGCAATACAGTTCATAGACATAGAGATTTTGTAATTGATAATATGGTTTTGCATATTCAATATCTTTGATCTCATAGATTCTATCGTCAAGAGGGAACCAAATAAGATCTCCACTCTTTGGTCTAGTTGATAGTTTTACATTTGCCTGATCTTCAATCAAAGGAGTAATATAGTTTTCAAACCTCTCTCTAGAGATGATGAGTCTTACTTCATCTTTGGATTCAATTCCAAACTTTGAAAGAATATTTCCTGCACCAGAATATTGATCATAGTTATCAACATAAGCTTCTAAAGGTAAAGCGATATCAAATTTTGATTGAACTACTTCTCTAATAACTGTATTTTCTGTTAAAAATTTTCTGGGTAGATAAAATATATCAACCCCATACATCTTTAGTTGTTCATTAATTAAATCCTGAACAAGGTTTTGTTCACCAGATGTACCTTGAGTAAAAAATGGATTTAACATAACATCAACCTATCATATCATATGGTGGGAGTTCGTATGTATTCGACATCTGCTCCCTAATTATTGCTAATTCTTTTTCTGCATCATCATAAATTTGACGGCCGTTTAATTCAATTCCGCCTGGTAGTTTGACTCCTTGGAACTTAATCAAATTCTGACCCCACTGCCTCTTCATCAAAGCAGTCAAATATCGTTTTAGGAATGAATCATTCCAAACTCTTGTATGAGTATCTGGATCCAATAAACGATAACAATCAATAATGATATAATCATCAACCGACATGGATCCCCAATCAATATCCAAATAAAGTCTATCCGATCTTTGATTAAATCGAATCATCTTTTCCGTACTGAGTGCAAAATCAATATCCTCAAGATATCGTTTTGTCATCGCATATGTCAAAATTTCAGTCGATCCCCAATAGTAGATATCGTTGAGGAACAACTGATACTTAACACTGAACATATTATTTGTTACAGTGTTTGATCCATCAAATTTAAATATTTTATTTACACCAAGAACTTCAGGGGGAACCTGAAGATAATTGCTATTTTCTTCAAATGAAAATGATTTAGATTCTCCAGCAATAGTTGCAGTTGCTGTTGTAGTAACTAGTCCCTCTGTGGAACTTCCTCCTCTAGCTCTACCTCTATCAATATCTTCCTGAGTTATTTTGTATTTCAAAAATGTTTGTGTCAGTCCGTCGTAATCACGCTCATGAAATATCTGCAGAGCATCATCCACCAAGTCATCTACTTGTTCGTCAGCAATATTAATTTCCAGGACAGGAGCCCCTAGTTGCCTTTTGCAATAATTTACTAGATCTGTCCTACTTGCTGGTTTTGCCATTTATTTCACAAGTTTCCTAAGTGTATTTAGGTTCAAGAAGAAATCGTATTATAGACATATACGTTTCCACGAGCCAAAGGATACGTTGATGATCCGACCGTGACTAGTACGTCGTAAACATATCTGCCTTCTGTGAGATTACCAGTCTCTGTATCTGTCAAAGAAATTTTCATTACCCCATCATATGCACTAGTAAATCCAACGGTAAACGTGTCAGTTGCACCAAGAGTTGCTCCAACAGCAATACTTTTTGATAGTGCCGCCGCACCCGAATATCCTGTTAAATCAAAAGCAGAACTTGATGTAGTTTTAACATTAAATGTAGTAGAAAAATCTGTTCCTCCATATATTGTTAAATTGGCACCGTATGGAACTCCAGAGTCTGGATCAAAAGTGATTGTTTTAGTTGCCATCTGGGATACCTATTACTGCCATAGTTTCTTGCTGTTTATAATATAATTTGATGAAAGATTTCGCAACATTTCTAAG